CACTGGGTGCATATGGTGAAGTGTCCTTCTTGGGCAGTGGAGACAGCAACATCGACCGTGGATACGGCGGTAAACTGGGCGTCAAGTTCAACTTCTGATCAACGCAAACAGTAAATCTATAATACCCTAAAATGAAAGCATTTGCTATCGCTCTTGCTGCTGGTGCAGCAGCTCTCTCTGCTGCTCCAGCATTTGCTGGTCCTTATGTAAAGACCAAGCACGAATTCGTCGGCACTGACGACGACTACTCTAAAGGTACCCACCAAGTTCGCGTCGGTTACGGCGAGAAAGTTGGTCGCTTCACTCCCTATGTGGAAGGTGGCGTGGGTCGTGCTTACAGTGACAATACTGGAGTAGAAGAAGATTTCAGCGTGATTCAAGTCGGTACCGGCATGAAGATCACTGATAGTTTCTCTGGTTACGGTAAGTGGATCAACACCTTCAAGGAGAATGACACCACTTCTTGGAAGGTTGAGTTTGGAACGAAGTACTCGTTCTGATAAATGCTCAAGAGAAGGGACCGAAAGGTCCCTTTTTTTATGTCTTTCCTAAATAAGATGCAAAGCTAGCCTGTTATGTTTGAACCCAAAGATGACAATACTGCTACCGTAACTATTACTGAAAAAAGTCCTAAGCAGTCCAATCCTCTAAAGTGGATTGCTCTAGCATTGGGTACTGTACTTGGGGTTAGTCACATTTCTTTGATTGGATTGTTGGCTAATAAGAAAGCACAACTTCCTAATCTAAACTTACCAGTAAGCGAATACTCTTCATACGAAGCTAAGGTAAACTCTGACGGATACAGTGTTAGATATAATGCTAACGATCCAAAAATTCTTCAAAGAACTCAGTCTCTAGATTTAGATCGTTCTATTGATAAACCTGGTGGTTTGTTTGGTGGTGGTCGTGAGATGTCCCGAGAAGCACGGACACAGTATACTAACGAACAATATACGATGGAGGGGACATTGAATATGGAAGGAGGTCCTCTCCCAAAGATCGAAGGGAGTACCGACAGTGCAAACCAGAAGTCCGTCGCGTGTATAGAGGCGGTAGGTGGTGGAAAACAGACAGGAAGAGTTGTAGGAGCTAGCGTAGGTGCTGGTGTTGCTTCTACTCTTATTGGTATTCCCTATGTGGGTCCTGTCCTTGGTGGTATAGTTGCAATCTTTACACAAGATAAAGCATCTGAAATCGGTGGTAATATAACAGAAAACTTCTCGGATGATTGCTAATCTGCCTTCGTGGTATACTGAGTAGAATGAAAAAATATTTTATAACTTTCATAACGAATCCAGGGGTGATGACCTCACTCCTGATGTTCGGAGTAATAGCATTCATAGGGGTGGTCCACAACGATGCTCACCTTAGAATGACTGTGGATGCAGATTCTTATGTGAGGCAGTGGTGTAGAGCATCAGTAGAAAACCAAAAGACCTGTATCCGTTATGGCAGGAACGACGACTGATAACTTGACAAAACTTTAGATTTCCTATATAATATGTGAAGAAACATTACGGAGTGTATCATGACTGTAACAACTGAAGATGGTGGACGGACAAACATGTTCGCCAGAGAACCACAAATGTACATCTCTGAAACCGATGCACAACGTTATGGTTACGAGACATATGCAGAAAAAGCAGAGAAGTTGAATGGACGGACTGCTATGCTTGGATTTGTTGCTGCTGTTATCTCTTATAGTGTCAGTGGTAGCGTATTTTTCTTTGGTGTCTTCGGATTCTGATGATTGAATTTCTGATTGCTTGTTCTCCCGCCATTCCTGTACCAGGAATGTTTAGTTCTCCAGTCACTAACTGTGGTCCTGGCGACATAGAACTTGTAGAAAAATCAAAAAAAAGTAGAGTGAAAATCCCTACACGGTCTGTTACTATTCTCGATTTGAAAATCGATCTATGATTGAACTTCTCACTTATTATGTAATTGGTGGTGCTCTTATCATTGGACCACCTGCAATCTTCCTAATCATTGCCATGATGGGAGCAATCCAAAATACGAAAGGTCGTATGGTTGGATACAAAGACCACAAAACTTACGGTGATATCTCATTCTATGAGAACGCACCATCAGATCAAACCAAATTTTATCTCACATTAGGAGAAAACTCATGAACGAAAGAGCAGAACGCATCAACGGTTGGGCAGCAATGATCGGAGTCATTGCCGCAATGGGTGCTTACGCAACAACTGGGCAAATCATTCCTGGCATTTTTTGATGGGATTCTTTGCAGTAGCGTTATTCATGCTGATCCCAATTGCGGTAGCAGCATCAATGACACCAAAGAAAATAAAGTCATGAGTATAGAATGGGCACAGACAATTGTCTTTCTCTTGACACCCCTATTCTTTATGCTGCTCTTCATACAAACTAATGAAGACGATGACGGACCACCAGATGGCGGAATGATGACGCCAGTCTACAATCCAATATAAAAAGGGAGGGGGTCTGTACCCTCTTTTTTTATGGTTGACTGCTTGAAAGCGTGATGATATAATATGGTATCCCCGCCACTACGATGAAACTTCGTGACACTATGAGACTGTCTGAAAAGACCCTTGAAATTCTGAAGAACTTTACGACCATCAATCAGTCGCTGTTCTTCAAGGAAGGCAACACATTACGTACGATTTCTGTGATGAAAAACGTACTCGCGGAGGCAGAAATTGATGAGCATATCCCCAGAGACTTTGCTATCTATGACCTACCACAGTTCCTGAATACACTTTCTCTTTACAAGTCTCCTGATATTGATGTGTCTAGTAATACTAGTCATGCCCTTATCAAAGACGGAGCACAAAATCGAGCAAAGTTCTTTTTCTCTGACCCTAGCGTAATCATTGCTCCTCCAGAAAAAGAGATGAAACTTCCTTCACAGGAAGTTGTTTTTGATCTGAGTGAGAGTGATCTTACTCGAATCATGAAGTCCTCTGCAATCATGCAACTGCCTGACTTGTCAGTTGTTGGTGGTAATGGAATTGTGAAACTTGTGGTTAGTGATCGTAAGAACGATACTTCAAACGAGTATTCAATCAAAGTGGGTGAAACTGAAAACAACTTCTCTTTCAATTTCAAAATTGAGAACATCCGATTGATTCCTAAGGACTATCAAGTCCTAATCTCTTCCCAGAAACTTGCTAAGTTTGTCAATGAAGATTTCAAACTTAGATACTTTATCGCTCTTGAACCTGACTCTAAGTATTCTGAATGAAAAAATTTCTTACAGCAGCGGTTGCTGCGGCAGTGGTTGCCCTACCTGCCCTTTCCGACCCAAACCAAGATAAGATCACCCAAGGTTATAAAACCATGGATGCCATGGGGTGTATGCTTCTTCAAGAGTGCACTGATGGTGTAAGGGAAGTATTTTCTATGCTTGATATCTCTTCTCAGTATCCTAATACCGAGGAGTTTACATCAGTTGCACATGAGTTCAACACGATGTTGATGTCATTGAATCAAGTAGGTGTGAAAGTCTTTATTTCTGATTCCAAGTATTTCCCTAAAGAACACCGTGGTGTATACCACACTGTAGGAAATAATTTTTTCCTCAATGAGGATTATATGGGTGATCCCAGTACACTCATGATGGTAATGAGACATGAAGGATGGCATGCTGCACAAGATTGTATGGCAGGAACGATTGATAATAGTTTGATTGCTATCATCAAACCTGAAGAGAGTGTCCCTATGCTATGGCGCACACTAGCAGAACGTACATACCCATCAAATGCTGTGCCATGGGAAGCAGAAGCAGGTTGGGCAGGTCGCACTGAAAAGATGACTATGGAAGCACTTCAATCCTGTGCTCGTGGTACAATGTGGACTGACTATGAACCCACTCCCAAAACTCGTGAATGGTTAGTTGAAAATGGCTACATCAAATAAACCTACCAACCACATCAATAAAAATCCTTCTAGCGAGAAGGATAAACCATTTCCTAAAAAGTTATATCTGCAATTGATGCGGAGACCTCCTTTTTATCGTCTCTGCATCTTGCCAGATGAGGTACAAAAACTAACTCTCCAGCAATGGATGGACGTATGTCCAAATCTACCCAAATTCAAAGAAACTTTTTTACTAGATGATCCCGAAAGCCATTTCTAAAGTGATTGCTAAACAGCAACTTGATAACCTAGCAGAGTTATTTGATGGAAGATGGTACCGAACAGAAACCCTCAACTCCCGAGGAGAACAATCAGTTCGGTACACTATTGAGTACACTCCTGAGGAAGAAAAGTATTCTCGATATCTTGAGTTACGTCAAGTTGGTGAACTCAAAAATCTTTTTGACACATATGGATGGGAAGCATCTGACGACATTGTTGTTGAGATGGCTGGCACTCAGGTTTCTGGTATTGATGTGGGTGAGGAGTATAATAAGAAGTGGCAGTCTCCTATTGGCACTCGTAAATATAACAAAGATGCATTCATTGTTATCAAAAACCTTTCTCGTGATCCCATTGAATCTTCCAAACCAATGGATAGGGAACACAAACCTCATCACTCATATACTCCTCCCGTAGAGCAAGAGATCACTGTGAATATGGATGGTGGTGTAGGCGGTTCTTGGACGATAGAAGAAATGAAAAAGGAAGATGATAAATTGGGTTACGATACTTCTGGAAAATGAAAAAATTTACTTTGGCTGTCGATGAAAATGGGATTCTAAATCTCCCTGAAGAACTCCTCAAAGAAACTGGTTGGAAGGAAGGAGATGTGTTAGAGTGGATTCCTACCATATACGATGATGGTTCATACTATTTGAGGAAACAGGAAAATGAGTAATGACTACTTGTGGGTTGAGAAGTATCGTCCCACAACAATTGAGGAATGTATTCTCCCGGACAACCTCAAGAAAACTTTCCAGGAATTTGTAAATAGTGGTGAAATCCCCAACTTACTTCTTGCTGGACCTCCTGGTATTGGTAAGACCACAGTTGCTAAAGCACTGTGTCAAGAACTTGGGGTTGATTGTTACGTTATCAACGGATCCGATGAAGGGCGATTCCTGGACACAGTTCGCAACCAAGCAAAGAATTTTGCTTCAACTGTTTCTCTTACGTCAGAATCTAATCACAAGGTCATCATCATTGATGAGGCAGATAACACTACGCATGATGTACAACTCCTTCTCCGAGCTAACATCGAAGCGTTCTACAACAACTGTCGATTCATCTTTACCTGTAATTACAAGAACAAAATTATTGAACCTCTCCACAGCCGATGCGCGGTGGTCGATTTCGGAATTACAGGGAAAGAGAAACCAAAAATAGCAGCACTGTTTTTCAAGAGACTCCAGACCATCCTCAAGAATGAGGGTGTTGAGTGTGATCCTAATATTCTAGCGGAACTTATCAATAAGCATTTCCCTGACTGGAGAAGGGTCCTCAACGAATTGCAAAGACACAGAAGTGATGGTGTCATACATACATCTGTGCTTTCGGAATTGACTAACGTCAATACTAGTGAGTTAGTCAAATTTATTGCGAAGAAAGAGTTTCCTAATGTTAGGAAATGGATTGTGCAGAACTTAGACAATGATCCTAATACTATTCTTAGGGGTGTCTACAACGCAATCTATGATTCTATGAAACCAAAATCTATTCCTGAAGCGGTATTGATTATTGCAAAATATCAATATCAGTCTGCTTTTGCAGCAGATCACGAAATCAATTTACTAGCAGCTATGACCGAAATTATGGTCAATTGCGAATTCAAATCATAACCATCTAAAAAAATGTTAGCAGTTATTATTGTTTACGGTGCACTTGCTCTTGCCGTTGTTGTATGTTCAGTTTGGTTGATTGGTAAAGGCAAATGAAATGTCTAGTTACCGGTGGTGCTGGGTTTATTGGATCTCATGTAGTATCCCGTTTGCTCCATGATGGACATGAAGTTGTTGTTATTGACAACGAATCAGCAGAGTCCAACGATGCTTTCAACTGGTACGAAGATGACGCAGAGAATCATGTCTTAGATATTCGAGACATTGATGCGTGTCGTCCAGTCTTCAAAGGTGTTGATGCAGTCTTTCATCTAGCAGCACAGTCCAGAATTCAACTTGCCATGGCAGATCCGTTTGACTGTGTTCAAACGAATGTGATCGGCACATGTAACATGTTGGAATTGTCACGTGAGGTTGGCGTACAACGTTTCGTCAATTCTTCAACTTCATCTTGCTATGGGTTGAACAATACCCCACCTCTTGTGGAGTCAATGCCAACAGATTGTTTGAACCCATACTCAGCAAGTAAAGTTTCTGCTGAAAAATTCTGTTACATGTATTATCGTCTACATAAACTGCGGACGATTACGCTTAGGTACTTCAACGTCTATGGTCCGAGACAACCTCTAAGGGGTGTGTATGCCCCTGTAATCGGTCTGTTCCAAGAACAGGAACGGAAAGGTGAACCACTGACAATTGTTGGTGACGGGACTCAACGTAGGGACTTCACTCATGTCGATGACGTGGTAGAAGCAAACATGTGTGCTCTCAAAACTAATATTTCTGGAATCGCTGTAAACGTTGGAACGGGTAAGAACTACTCTGTAAACGAGGTTGCTGCTATGATTTCAGACAACGTGACCTACATCCCCGCTCGCAAAGGGGAAGCACAGGAAACCCTTGCCGACAACACAAAAGCAAAAAATATGCTAGGATGGGAACCAACGATTGATCTTCAGTCACAACTCTGTAATGTTTGACATTGACCGCATAAACCTTGAAGAGTTCTTTGGATGCGTAGCAGCAACCAATACAACTCAGATGAAGTCAAATGCCTTCAAGACTATCCGTACCTGGTTGCAGGAGAAGTCCTTCGCTAAATGGAGTGACGGTCAATTGCGATACGTAGGTGACTACAAAGACGGTATGGACTTTGAGTCTGATGAGCATGCCTATGAAATGAAAGGCAAACTCAAGATGTTCAATAAGAATGGCAGCACGACTGCTATTGACTTGAAGAATTTTCGTGGTGAAAGTAAGGTAGTAGATAAGACATTTGACTATATGATTCTTGTAGATACGAGGTCCATGAGTATTGCTATTACAGACTGGGACACCGTTGAAAAGCGTATTTACTTCACTGAGAAGTCACCTGTTGCTAAGTTCAAACTAGAACCAGGAGAGTATACTATGCTTGCAGAGAACATCACACCTTCAGAGAAAACTATGTCATCCTCTGAAATTTTAGAAAACCTTCAACAGATCCTGTAATGTACAAGTCATTCAAACTCAAGACACCTCTTCGCTATCCTGGTGGCAAATCACGTGCTGTAAAAAAAATCTACCCATATCTTCCTGACTTGTCTTTGTACACCACATATAAGGAGTGTTTCCTGGGTGGTGGTAGCATGGCAATCTGGGCGACCCAACAGTTTCCTAGTTTGAATGTTGAGGTTTGTGATCTGTATGAACCTCTTATCAATTTTTGGAAAGAACTTCAGAGAGATGGAAACCGTATGGTTCGGACTCTCACTAAAGCAAAGCAAGAGCATAATAATCCTGACACTGCACGGGTTCTCTGTGGTGAGTGTAAACTAATTATCAATGATAAGTCACGTTCTAACCATGACCGTGCTTGTGCTTTCTATGTTGTAAACAAGTGTTCCTTCAGTGGGTTGACTGAATCCTCTTCTTTCTCTAAGCAGGCGAGTAACCAGAACTTCAGTCAGAGTGGTATTGATCGTTTGTCTCAGTTTTCTGAGTTGATTCAAAACTGGAAGATTAGTCATGCTTCCTATGAATCTCTTCTCGGTGATATGGACAATGCATTCGTCTATCTTGATCCCCCGTATGACATCAAAGACAACCTATACGGTCGTAGAGGATCTATGCACAAGTCTTTTGATCATGATGATTTTGCTGCTCAATGTAATGTAGCACAACCTGCCTGCCTGATTAGTTACAACTCTGATCAAATGGTAGAAGATCGGTTTGGTGACCAGTGGAAAGCAGGTGAGTTTGATCTGACTTATACCATGCGTTCTGTTGGTGATTATATGGAAAATCAAACACAACGAAAAGAACTGCTACTTATGAACTACTAGATAGTTCTACTAGATAGTAACGTCTAATTCAATACTATGCTGTCAACTCAGTATCGATTGCGACTGGAAAACATTTGCAAGAAAATTGTAAACCATGAAGAGATTCCTTTAGCAGATATGATCTGGGCAAACAAACTTGCCAAAGCAAATACAACAGCAAAGACTTGGTTGAACCGTGCTAGGAGGGAGGTTTTGAATCCGGATGACGGTTTTTTCAATGATCTAAATCTTGGATCTCCGGACCCGACCGAGCACAAGAAGAAGTTTGATGGTGCGGATGATATCCAAGATTGGTTTCATCAAGAACGATGTGATGATTGGAGACAAAGAGATTGAAACCTAGTGTATATCAACACTGGGATCCTCTAAAAGTATGTGCGGTTGGAAGATGCTTTCCTCCTGAGTACATGTCTAGAATTCAAAATGATAAGGTTCGTCCTGTCATGGAGAGGATCTGTCAGGAGACTTGTGAAGATCTAGATAAACTTGCTGACAAACTGGGGGAGTTTGGTGTCGAAGTACTCCGTACAGACCTCTGTGATGACCCTGATGCCTATGTGGACGGCAGACAGAATGCACCTATCGGAAAAGGGCAGGTAACCTGCTACCCGCCCATGTTACCCCGTGACTACACGGCAATGATGGGTGATACTTTTTACATGCCTAGTCAAAAATTCGGTGACAAGATTGATATCCGTCACGTTTTTGATCAGTTGGTCAATGGAAAGTCTGAGGGTAATGGGTCTCGTGAGCGACTACTGGCAAAACTACTTGAAGATGCTTTAGAACCAGGCAAAAACTTGTCTACAAGTATGTCTTTGTTCAAATTTAGGACAAGAAAGAACTATCATACTAGTTCAAAAACCTTGATGGGTATTGATATAGAAAAAATGCGAGAGCAAATTACTCTTGCCGAGACGATGCAGATTGGAAATAGTCAAAGATACCCTTCTACAGGACAGTTTTACCCATTTTCTACTATAGAGCAGTGGTTGAAAACTAATAACGTTCCCATTGTTTATGATCAACACATCAATACTGCCACTTCTATCCGCTGTGGTCGTGATTTGTACTTCAGTTTTTGTAATGTTATCAATAAAATCAACCAAAGTAGTTTTGACGATAAGTTGAGGGGTTTATTTCCCACTAATCGTATCAATTATTTGGCAAACACTGGACACAGTGACGGTTCTACCTGTGTTATCAAACCTGGATTAGTAGTTTCTCTAAAAGGAACTGAAGATTGTGAAAAATTGTTTCCTGGTTGGGATATTTGCTCTATCAGTGGGGAGTCCTGGGACAAGGTTGAAGGATTTCTCAAGATGAAGGAAAAGAATCGTGGCAAATACTTTGTTGCGGGTGAAGAAGACAATGATGATCTGATAGAATACATGAATGTCTGGTTGAATCACTGGCAACTGTACGTTGAGGAGTCTGTCTTCGACGTAAACATGCTTGTAATCGACGAGAACAACGTCATCTGTAACGGTTATAATGAGAAGGTGTTCGACGCCTTTGAACGTCATGGTGTGACTCCTCACATCCTGAACCTTCGACACCGTTACTTCTGGGATGGTGGTCTGCACTGTGTCACATCTGACATTTCTCGTCAAGGTGAGTGCAAAGACTTCTTCCCAGACCGTGAAGACTATCAATCTAAAGTTATAGCATGAATTCTACACTGACTAATTGGATCAAGATGCTCACCACTCCTAGTGAAGCGTTTGGTGGTATGCCACCTTGTCCATTTGCAAAGGGTGCTTTCCTTCGTAAAAGAGTTGAAGTCATTGAGTATAAAGAGTTCCCTCAGATTGTGGGGTACATGGCAAAGGAGTGGACTAAAGAGGTAGTTATTTTTGTCATAGAGTGTGAGACTGCTGAGAAGGTAATGGAACTTGCAGAGAAATGTAATAAGATCTATCCAGAGTTTCTGTTCTTAGAAGAACATCCAGATTTGGTAGAGGTAGTTGATGGTCAACATTTGAATAGCGGTATGACTTTACTGTTGGTGCAGAAAAGAAAGGAGTTGGAGGATGCTAGAAAAGAGTTGAAATCAACAAATTACTATGATAAATGGACTACAGAATTGAAGCAAAGGATTTTCAATCGATAGATAATATGCTAGACTGTCAATTTGGTGGAAGTTATGGGAGAACAACCAACAGACCTCTGGGATGACATGGCAACTCTCAATAGTCTCTATGAAGAGTTATGTTGGGATGCCGAAGAGGTTATTGAGTTTGTTCCTGACTACAAAAACGACTGCATTATTATTCGCCGTAAAAACAAATGGACTTGAAGGACTGGTTGAAGTCGATCAACGAAACTAAAACCAATTTGATCGATGAAGATCCGTTGCTAGAGTCAAAATATCTACCATACATTGTCAACCGATGCATGTCTGGTCATATTGATTCATTGATGTATGCAAATGAGATGAACATCAATAATCATCTAGATAAAAAGTTACAATATGACTTCTTTCTAAATAGTCTGAGATCTAAGAAGAGATTTTCTCCTTGGATGCGGAAAGAAGAGTTATCAAACCTCCAGACCGTCAAAAAATACTATGGGTATAGTGACGAAAAGGCAAGGCAAGTGCTTCCTCTACTATCTGATGAGCAACTAAACATTATTCGACAACGATTTGACACTGGAGGATTGAAATGAATGGTAGTGAACCGATTTACCAATGGTCGCCTGACAAAATGATTGAGGTGGTTCTACAAGAACCAGACGACTTCCTCAAAGTACGTGAAACTCTTACTCGTATCGGTGTAGCGAGTCGTAAAGAAAAAAAATTATACCAGTCCTGTCATATTTTACATAAGCAGGGACGTTATTACATCGTACACTTCAAAGAACTGTTTGCTCTTGATGGAAAGAGAGCAAACTTGACTGTGAATGATGTTCAACGTCGTAATCGTATTGTAAAACTTTTAGTAGACTGGGGTCTTATCCAGATTTCTGAAGAAGGTTTGGATAAAATTGTTGATGTGTCTCCTTTGAATCAAATAAAAGTTATTGCCTTCAAAGAGAAACCAGATTGGTCTTTGGAAACGAAATACAACATTGGTAAGAAAAAAGTACCAACGGATACCTAAATAAATCGTCGCCTTTCGTGCGCGACACGCTACATACGGAATATACGCTACGAGAAGGGGGGTAACCAACACCCCCTTTTTCATGCTTACTCTTATAAGTAGTATGTAAGGGGAGTGGAACCTACGGGTTCCCCTTTTACGCTAAAGGTTGCCTTCGGGGACCACACAATACGCTCTGCCTAACAGGAGAACAATGTCTAACATCGAGAAGTATCGTGCAGCCAGTCTGCCGGACCTTATTGACCGTATCAATAAGAACGCCCTTGGATGGGATCAATCATTCAATCAGTTTTGGGAATCAAATACCTTTGGTGGTAACTATCCCCCATACAATATCGTTCAACTAAGCAACCATGAGACTAGACTTGAGGTAGCACTCGCTGGATTCAAGAAAGATGAAGTCAAAGTCTTCACTGAGTTTGGTAAACTAGTTGTAGAAGGATCTAAAGTAGAAAACGAAGAGGAAGAATATGTGCATCGTGGTCTAGGCACTAGGAAATTTACCCGTAAGTGGTCGGTTGCTGAGGATGTCAAAATCAATACGGTGATTTTTGAGGATGGTTTGTTGGTAGTCAACCTTGGTAAGGTTGTTCCTGATCATCACACACGTAAAGATTACCTCTAAATAATACTACGGTTAGTTGTCAGTAAGTGTACCGTAGAATTTTACATCATATTCATGCATCAGACTTGCGGGAGACCGCAGGTCTGAGTTTGCGTTTTAGAGAGGATCTGAATCCTAAATTTTGGTTTGGTAGTAAACTGAAACCAGAAGTGCGTAAAGCATTGATGAATTTTGCTAAAGCGTTTGCAGATTTTGTAGACTTGGATGATCGTGCCATCACTGATGTGTTGATGTTGGGTGGCAATGCAGGATATAACTACACTCAGTACAGTGATATTGATGTTCATTTAGTCATAGATCCTGATATGATCCCAGACTGTGATCCCAATTTGATTTCAGACTATTATATGGACAAGAAGACTTTGTGGGAATTGACTCACGATGTCAAAGTCTATGGTGCTCCTGTAGAACCCTACATTGAACGTCCTGGTATCACCCGTAAGAAGAACCAGGGTGTGTATAGTGTTCTGAAGAACAAATGGTTGCAAGAACCTGAGAAGATGGAAGGTGAGATTGATGAATTTGAACTGACTAAGAAAACAAACAATCTCAAGAACAAGATCGATACTCTGATTCAGACTGAAAAACCTGAGGCACTCAGGGGTGTTGTTCATAAACTTAGGTCAGCACGTTCGTCATCGCTTGACAAGTTTGGCGAGTATGGATTTGAGAACCTGGTCTTCAAAGAACTAAGAAATTCTGGGTATATCGACAAGATCCGTAAGTCTATGGTAGAATTGAAAAACCGAAAGCTGTCGCTTCCATGATCCAAATTTTATTATTGAAGAACGATCTCGTTCTTATCTCTAGGATTGAGGAGGTATCTACTGAACTCGGAGAACCCGACTGCAAACTGATCAACCCCTATAAGATGGTGTTGCATAATGACGGCACCGATAACGTCCAGTTTGAGACGTTTGAGTCTTGGCCTTCTTTTACTGATCAGAAGGAGTTGATGATCCACTCCGATAGTATCCTCACCCTAGTCGAACCTAATAAGTATCAACTTGATAAGTACCAATCACTGACTGCTGAATGAGGTATTACACGAACGTTCAGATGGTCGGCAACGACTTTCTGGTCCGTGGATATGAAAATGGTAAATCATTCACTGCCAGAGAGAGTTACCAACCTACATTATTTGTACCTAGCAAAAAGAAAACACAATTCAAGACGCTTGATGGACGCTATGTCCAGAGCATACAACCAGGAACAGTCAGAGAATGTCGTGAGTTCGTACGTACCCATGAGAACGTAGAGAACTTTGACATCTATGGGAACAATCGATATATCTATCAGTATATCTCAGATAAGTATCCTGAAGATCAGATCGACTTTGATCTGAAGAAGATGAAACTCGTTACTATTGACATTGAGGTGTCAGCAGAACGAGGATTCCCTACCGTTGAGGCATGTGATGAGGAGATGCTGTGCATCACCCTTCAAAACTATGCTTCAAAACGTATCTTGACGTTTGGTATTGGTAAGTATAACAATACTGATCCTATGGTCAAGTATGTTGAGTGTAATGATGAGTACGATTTACTCCAGCACTTTATTACATATTGGCAAGGGGATCCTCCTGAGGTCATCACTGGATGGAACTGTCAACTGTATGACATCCCATACCTTGCCAAGAGGATTGCTCGTGTCCTGGGCGAGAAGCAAGCAAAGAAACTGTCTCCGTGGGGTCTACTGACCTCTGAAGAGACTTATATCATGGGTCGTCCACACCTGGTGTATGACATTGGTGGGGTCACAGTGCTTGACTACATGGATCTGTACAAGAAATTCACGTACAAGGCACAGGAAAGTTATAGATTAGACTACATTGGAGAGGTTGAACTTGGTCAGAAGAAACTTGACCACAGTGAGTTCGATACCTTCCGTGAGTTTTACACAAAGGACTGGCAAAAGTTTGTCAGGTACAACATCCAAGACGTGAGACTGGTTGACTCCCTTGAGGAGAAGATGAAACTCATCGAACTGGCAGTCACGATGGCATTTGACGCTAAGGTGAACTTCACTGACGTGTTTTACCAAGTGCGGATGTGGGATATGATCATCTATAACAACCTGAAGAAAAAGGGTATTGTTATTCCTCCCAAGAAAGATGCAAATAAAAACGAAAAATATGCTGGTGCATATGTAAAAGAACCTATACCTGGCATTTATGAGTGGGTCGTGAGTTTTGACTTGAACTCTCTATACCCACACCTCATCATGCAGTACAATATCTCTCCCGAGACTCTGTTAGATGATAGGTATCCTAACGTCAGTGTTGATAAACTCCTGAATGAAGAAGTAGACTTGTCTGGACTAACAGACACCACCGTATGCCCCAACGGGGCACAGTTTACTAAGAAAGTTAGGGGATTTCTTCCCAAACTTATGGAGAAAATCTACAGTGAACGGGTTGTCTTCAAGAAGAAGATGATCAAAGCAAAGCAGGAGTATGAAAAAACTCCTACAAAGGAGTTAGAGAAGGAGATTGCCCGGTGTAACAACATCCAGATGGCAAAGAAGATTCAACTCAACTCTGCTTATGGTGCTATTGGTAACAATTACTTCCGCTATTATAAACTAGCAAACGCAGAAGCAATTACCTTGTCTGGTCAGTTCAGTATCCGCTGGATTGAGAACAAGATGAACCAATATCTAAACAAAATCTTGAAAACTGAGGGTGAAGACTATGTTATTGCTAGTGACACTGACTCTATCTATCTCAATATGGGTCCTCTGGTCGAAACTGTATACACAGGGAGAGAAAAAACTACTGAAGGCGTTGTCGATTTCCTTGATAAGGTCTGTTCGATGGAACTTGAGAAGTATATTTCGAGTTCTTACGAAGCGTTGGCGACCTATGTGAACGCATACGAACAGAAGATGTTCATGAAGAGGGAAACTATCGCTGAACGTGGTATTTGGACCGCTAAGAAGCGATACATCCTCAACGCATGGGACATTGAGGGTGTTAGGTTTTCTGAACCGAAACTCAAGATCATGGGCATTGAAGCAGTAAAGTCATCGACTCCTGCACCTTGTCGTCAGATGATCAAAGACGCTCTGAAGATCATCATGAGTAAAACTGAAACTGATGTTATCAATTACATTGAGGACATGCGTCGTGAGTTCAATAAGATGGATCCTGCTAGAGTTTCATTCCCTAGATCATGCAACAATGTGGATAAGTACAAGAGTAATTTGTCTATCTACGCCAAGGGTACACCTATCCATGTGAGAGGTGCACTTCTATACAATCACTATATCAAGAAGGCAGATCTTGGATCTAAATATAGTGCTATCAACAACGGAGACAAGATCAAGTTCTGCTATCTCACCAAACCGAACATAATCCAAGAGAATGTTATCTCTTTTGTTGGTGACTTCCCCAAAGAACTAGGTCTAACTCAGTATGTTGACTATAATTTGATGTTTGACAAAGCATTCCTTGAACCACTCAAGGCGGTGTTAGATGCTATCGGGTGGTCTGTTGAAAGGCAGGCAACTCTGGATCTTTTCTTTGTCTAATGCTATAATCTAAACACTACTAGGACAATATGGACCTCCCTATCAATGATCAGGAATTGGTAACCATCATCAACGCTTTGCGTTTAGGTGGTGATACCTCTCTCTATCAAAAATTGGTTAGAATCAAAGACATTCGTGCCGACAATCCCGGCGGACCCTACAAAAAAATTGCTAGGGAACAATTCGGTTACGTTATTTGAGACAAATCTTGTGTTTTTTGATAAAGTAAGTCTGGTTACTGGGGGATTTGACCCTATCCATAGCGGGCATCTGCATTATTTTGATTGTGCTAAAGACTTTTCGGACTACTTAGTTGTAGGACTGAACGGTGACCCTTGGTTGAAGCGTAAGAAAGGTCAGTATTTTCAATCTTGGACTGAACGTGCTGACATTGTGAGGCATCTTGACATGGTTGATGCTGTGATATCCTGGGATGATGCTGATGATAGTGCTTGTGGTGCCATCGACAAGTGTCTAGAAATCTCAGAGACTGTTGTCTTCTGTAATGGAGGAGACAGAGGTGCAACTAACACTCCAGAACTACAAAAGTTCAAGGATAACCCCCGAGTTATTTTTGAATGGGGTGTTGGTGGAAACAACAAAATGAACAGCAGTTCTTGGATTCTTCATGGATACTTTGAACGGCAACAAAAATTATTAGGTATTTGAAATGGATTTTCTAAAAGATGTAATCAAAGAGATTGGTGATGAGTACACCCAATTGGCATCAGATGTCGATGAAACTGAGAGATTCGTTGATACTGGTTCTTATATCTTCAATGCCCTTGTTAGTGGTAGCATATTTGGTGGTATCAGTGGAGACAAAATTACAGCAATTGCCGGAGAGACCTCTACCGGTAAGACCTTCTTCTCCCTTGCGGTAGTCAAGAACTTCTTGGAGAAGCACCCTGACGGTGGTGTCATGTATTTTGATACCGAGTCTGCTATCAAGAAGGGTATGCTGATCGAGCGTGGCATTGATCTGGAAAGGTTTGGTCACGTGCAGGTTGTTACCATCGAACAGTTCCGTAACCGGGCACTGAAGATTGTTGACAAATATCTTGCTTTAGATGAAAAGGATCGCAAACCTTTGATGTTTGTACTAGACTCTCTGGGAATGCTCTCCACTGAAAAGGAGATCAGGGATGTCTTAGATGACAAACAGGTCCGTGACATGACGAAGAGTCAACTTGTCAAGGGCACATTCAGAATGCTCACACTAAAACTCGGTCAAGCAAATGTTCCACTCATTGTCACCAACCATACGTATGATGTCATCGGAGCTTACGTACCAACTAAAGAGATGGGAGGAGGTTCTGGACTCAAGTATGCAGCAAGTACAATCATCTATCTCAGCAAAAAGAAAGAAAAGGATGGAACAGAAGTCATTGGAAACATTATCAAGGCTAAGGCAGTCAAGTCACGTCTGAGTAAAGAGAACCGTGAAGTTACTGTGCGTCTCTATTACGATGAGCGTGGTCTTGATAGATATTTTGGTCTTCTTGAACTCGGTGAAATCTCTGGGATTATAAAGAAGGTTGGAAATCGCTATGAGATTGGTGACAAGAAAGTGTATGCCAAAGAAGTGTACAGCAACCCTGAGAAGTATTTCACTCCAGAGTTGATGGAACAACTTGATGAAGCAGCAGGTAAAGAGTTTACTTATGGTAGTTGATCTACCACTATTCCCTATACCAATATCTCTTTACAATTTTGGAGAAGACAATCACGAACTAAACGTTGATTTAGTTACTGATATACTCAAAGAACAAGATAGAGATCCCGATGGTTTGACTCAATCAAACCTTGGTGGGTGGCATAGTAGTTCTGGTTTAGAGGATAGATACGAAAGTTTTAGTGCTCTCAAAAAACAGATAGAGGATAGTGCTAATGACTATTGTGTCAAGCATGGGTATCTGTCTGGACTTGTTTGTCAACAGTTGTGGGCAAATGTAAATCAGAATGGTGACATGACTGTTGGTCACCATCATGGCGTGTCAGCGTTGACGGGGGTATATTACCCTGTACAATCCATCGTTGACAACGATTGTAACTTCAGTTATAGTGACACGAACCCAATACAAGCAGGTATATGGGATGGTAAGAAGGGTGGATCTATCTATTTCCAAGATCCTTCTTATGGTTTGAAAACAGGACTTAGAAAGGATGACAGTCCAAGTGCATACAACTTGGATGCATACTACACCTACCCTGTTGCCGGACTTCTAATTGTATTCCCCTCATACCTAACTCACGCAGTGCTACCATTCAGAGAAGAACAAACCAAAAGACTGAGCATTTCTTTTACTGCTGTGTATAGATGACAGAAAGAGTACCACTATCAATTCTCACCAACCTGGTACACGATGAAGAGTATGCTCGGCAAGTTGTTCCGTTCATCGAACCAGATTACTTTGAAGAGCATACTGATCGCGTAGTATATGAGCAGGTTGCTGAGTATCTAACGAAGTATGATACGATTCCAACCAAAGAAGCACTTCAAATTGAAGTCGGATCTCGAACAGATCTTACCGAAGATGAGTTTCAGTTGATAGAGAAGTTGGTTTCCTCTTTAGAATTAGAGGAGAAACCAAACTCATCATGGTTGCTTGATACCACTGAGAAATGGTGTAAGGATAGAGCAATCTACCTTGCTCTAATCAAGAGTATTCAAGTTGCTGATGGTAATGACGATAAACTTTCTCCTGATGCTATCCCAGGTATCCTTTCCGATGCTCTTGCTGTAGGGTTTGATCAGCATGTGGGTCATGACTACATTGATGACTCAGAAGATCGTTACGCATATTATCATCGAGTTGAAAATAAAATTCCTTTTGATCTTGATTACTTCAATAAGATTACATCAGGTGGACTCAGTGATAAGACACTCAACATCGCTCTAGCTGGCACAGGTGTCGGTAAGTCTTTGTTTATGTGTCACGTTGCTGCTAGTGTTCTTCTTCAAGGAAAGAACGTTTTGTATATTACAATGGAGATGTCCGAAGAAAAGATTGCTGAAAGAATTGATGCCAATCTTCTTGATGTCAACATCCAAGATATACAGGATCTTCCTGAACAAGTTTTCTCAAAGAAGATCGCAAAGATTTCTGCAAAAACTACAGGACATTTGATTGTCAAGGAGTATCCAACTGCTTCTGCACACTCCGGACATTTCCGTGCCTTGATGCAGGAACTGAAGATGAAGAAAAACTTCTCTCCTGATATTATCTTCATTGACTATCTAAACATTTGTGCATCTTCACGATATAGAGGTGCTACTAACATCAATAGTTACACTTATGTGAAGGCGATCGCAGAGGAACTGCGTGGTCTAGCAGTGGAGTTGGGTGTTCCTATTGTCTCTGCTACTCAAACCACACGATCTGGTTATGGTAGTTCTGATCCTAACCTGACAGATACTTCAGAGTCTTTTGGTCTTCCTGCTACTGCTGATCTTATGTTTGCTTTGGTTAGTACAGAGGAGATGGAACAACTCAATCAAATTATGGTCAAGCAGTTGAAGAATCGTTACAACGATATCAATATGAACAAGAGATTTGTAGTTGGGATTGACCGTGCCAAAATGAGATTGTACGACTGCGAGCAGACAGCACAGGATGACCTGGTTGACGACATCGTAGAAGTGCAGTACAATGCAAAGGAAGACAACACTAAGTCTAAATCTAAATTCGACGATTTCAAATGGGAGTAAATTTTACAAACTATCAACGCTTTGTCAACGGAGTGACAAGTAAAGAATCTCAAGATTCTGATGCTTTCATTTACCGTTTGCAAGAACTTGGTGGTGATGTTGCAATCCAACGTCTTCTAACTGCTGCTGTAGGCATCTCTGCTGAAGGTGGTGAGTTTATGGAGATCGTAAAGAAAATGATTTTCCAAGGAAAACCTGCCAACGAAGAAAACTTGTACCACCTGAAACGAGAATTGGGTGATGTGATGTGGTATGTGGCACAAGCATGTCTGGCATTGGATGTTGACATGAATGATGTGCTAGATACAAACGTCAAGAAACTGGAAGCACGTTTCCCTGAGGGTACGTTCAACGAGTTTTATTCGGAGAATCGTCAGCAAGGTGACATCTGATTACTGCATCACATGTATCAAAATTGGTAACAAATTTGATGCTCAATACGTAAACAAACTTTATAATATGGTGCGTCTCCAAACAGATGCACCCTTCTATTGCTTTACTGATGACGCATCAAACATCAACTCAGAAGTCAATGTTATTTCTATTGATGTATCTGAATATCTAACTTGGGAAAACTGGTGGGCAGCATGGTGGAAGATCAAAATGTTTGTTCATCCAGACATTTCTTCCTATGCTAGAAAAATCTTTTTTGATCTTGATGTTATCATACATGGGGATATATCTGAGGTTCTTGAGCATGATGCAAACTTTGCATTAGTCTACTCTACCTGGAAAGGGGTTCCATTCAAAATGCGTAACCCTAAAAAATCCCTATATAATTCGTCTATAATTGTTTGGAAGGAAGCGGCAGAAGTTCACAACTATTTCATGCAGTCACCTAAACAATTTGTGACAAATTATGCTGGAACAGATGATTTTTATCATAACGAAAAGATAAAGAGAACTCAACTACCTCACTGTATCTACTCTTATAGAGACGGTGAATCCCCTAACCAATTGAATAGTTTCACATTGAGAGCAAATAAATCAATTGCTCTACTTCATCAGTATCCTAAGAATCATGAACTTGACAAACAGGTTCATCCGATAGTAAAATACTGGGTGTAGAAACGAGGAGTGATGCTGCCTCTAGTAAAGATCGTCTTTGTAATAATAGCAATTTTTCATCAACATGTCTTTCGCATCCCCTAAGTGGTTTGAGCGTTTTCCTCGGACTATCGCTAAAGCAGTCACCTGGCGTTCTTGGATGATGGTCACCAACTCTGTGATTGGTTGGATTGTCTCCGGTAACCCCTGGAAAGGTCTTACTATTGGACTGATGGCACTGGTAATCAACTCCACGCTTTACCTCCTTCATGAGCGACTGTGGAACCGTAGCGACTGGAACCGTCGTACCACTACTGATGGTGACCGCGTAGTTATCTAATCGGTTTCCTAAATACCAATGTAATCGTGTCTTATATCCAATGAAAACAATTCGCTGGGTTCTCGCCCATGAACCAATTGAATTGTTCCTCAGAGCAGCAAAGCGTTTCAAAGCTTCCATGGAAGCGTGTGCTCCTGGAGAACTCAACGTTGAAATTCTAACTCTTTCTGAGTATTCTGATAAGTATAAGGGTGGCGCTACAATCACCAAACATGATCTCCTCGAATTGATGGAGACTGGTGAAGTAGAGATGTCGCAGATGTATACGTCTACACTTGGTAGGAAGCATCACCGGGACATGTGGGCACTTGATATGCCTTTCTTGTTCCGTGACCATGACCACGCAAAAAATGTTCTGGAAGGTGAGGTTGGGCAATCTCTTCTCGACGGACTAAATAAGGATTCCAATGTTCAGGGTCTTGCATTCACCTATTCTGGTGGTTTCCGCATGATTCCTGCTAACAAGGAATTACACACAATTGAAGATTTTGAAGGAGTTCATCTCCGTTGTAACAAGTCTCCTATTGCCCAAGAGACCCTAAAAGCAGTTGGTGCAGTCCCTGTACCAATTGAACTTGAACAGATCAATGAAGGTGTTCAAGAAGGTGCTATTGTTGGTGGTGAGTCTACCTATCCTCGTTTCTTCGGTCTGAAGCAAAACGAGTGTATGGATACTATCAATGACGCAGAGCATAGTCTCTTCCTTACTTCCATCATCGTTGCAAGCGACTTCTGGCAGACTCTTGACGAAGAGTTGAAAGGAAAAATCGAAGCAGCGTCCTTCGACGCAGCACGTGCTGAGCGTGTCTGGTCTGTTGAAGACATCGATGTTGTGAAATCTCAGTGTAAAGAAGAAGATATCACTGTTGTCACCATGTCTGACTCAGAGCGTGGTCGTTTCAAGGATGCAACTGCACACTTGTACGATCAGTTCTCGGACATGTTCTCTGATGGTTTGCTTGATAGTATCAAGAACACCAAGTAATCATCGAGATCATACCATAATAAATAACCGGGGCACCTGTCCCGGTTTTTTTGTATCTACTAATATATTATGCACCCTCCATGGCATTGGGGACCCGAATATTTGCCAGGTCATATTCGGGATCATTCCCAGTTACGATTAGGATTGAAATTTTTTCCAGACGAAGTATACATCAATTGTTATTATAATACTAGATTTGTTTGTAGGGATGGTAAACTACCTACTAAGCGTAAATATAAAATTTTATCACCACTGCCAGAAAATTTCTTCACTGATATGACGGTGGAAGAAGTATGTGTGGATGCCGTAGAGATCTTAGTTGAGAAAGCACGTGGTCGAACAATAAACCTACTATGGTCTGGTGGAATTGATAGCACAGTAGTATTGTATGCTTTTATAAGAGCAGAGATTCCTTTTGTTGTTCACTTTGATAGTGGATCTATAACAGAATGTATAACAGGTTATAACGATATCCAAAAACATAGTTTGGCAACACCTGTCCAGCATAAGTATTCAGATAAAATTCCTCATAGTTCTCATATTTGTTCGGGAGACAAAAAGAGAGATGACGATTGCATTACCCCATATGTAAATGATCCTAATAATTTTTTTGTTACTGGGGAAATAGGTGATCAAATATATGGTACGGGTAGAGTTTTTATCTATACACCAGAGCAACGTAATGCTTGTTTTAGACTAAACACTCCAGAAAAAAATGTCAAAATAATGGCTCCCTCAGTCAATGTTGTGCTAAACACAAAGGAACCTAATCTCAAGCAATGGCATTGGGCGTGGAGTTTTATGCTCAAGTATCAGTACGTTGCTCTAAGATGTGCTAAGCAATATAATTTGCATCCAGTAGAACCTGAGGAAAATGTCTGGGCATTTTATGATACTCCTAACTGGCAACGTTGGTCTATTACTCACCAAACTGCCAACAGTGCATGGCAAGATTTGCGAGAGTACAAGTGGGCATCAAAAGAATACATATATCAGAACAATGGAGATGCATTCTATAGAGACAACAAACTAAAAACTCCTTCTGCAAATAGAGAACGTACAAAGGAAGGAGGAAACTTTGAGAAAGGAGTTACTGGTCTTGAAATAAATGATGAATACATGGCGGTTATCAAAAAAACTTTTGGATCCAACACTCCAGATTTTGAGCGTTTAGATGGCAATGGATATATAACAGAGACAGATACTAAATCAATGATATAATGACTAAAGGAGATAACACTAGGTTAGCGGATGTAAATGAGATCTGGTGTGCTTATTTGTTGAACGGAGAACAGTTTCCTGATCGTATAACTGAACAAACTTTCAATAGAAAGAAAGTATCATTGACGGATCAGGAGTATAAAGATCAAATAGGTCGTGCCGAAGCAATGGTAAAAGAGTTTACCAAGATGGCAGAAAGAAAAGGATATGGTATAAGGATATCAGGTGTTTATTGGACTGCTAAACCTGGATTTGATTTCTTACCTATAGTAGGTGTCAAGGTAAATCAAGTAAAGTTTCCAGCAGACATACTCATTCAGTATGAGATGGGAGGATTCTTAGGATTGTCTGCTAAGTCAACCATCTCAGGTGATGTTGGTTTCAAAAACCCTGGTGTAGGTACAGTTGATAATGATTTGGGGTTGAATCTTGCTGCTTATGTTCAAGCATCAGAAGAGGAAGCACTAGAAGACTACCCTAAGTTTGCTGCAATGTCTCAATCAAATAGAGCATTGCAGATGAGAAAGTGGAAAGAAGCAGGGGATCCTGTATTCAAAATTCTAAATGAAAAAGGAAGATTAGTTGAGTCATATTGTAGAGATAAACTCTTTGCTAAACTCAATAACATTACCAGTCAACAGGCACGTAGACAGTATTTGATTGGTAGTTGGATGGATGCAACAAATGCATACCCACCATATATCAAAATAACAGGGTCTGGGGAAAAAGGACGCTATAATGCTATTGGAGTAGACCCACTTGCTAACAGTAAAATGGATGCTCTCAATACGAAAAGCATTACTTTTACTAAGGCAGGTAACAATAGTATCAAGGTAAGTGCTGGATCTACTAAACTATTCAACATGCGGTATAAGTTCAAATCTTATAAATTTGCAGGTACTATGAAACTTTCAGGAGACTCATGATCGATTTTTTGGACAGTGTTATTGACGTTTATGCAGAGAATTGTGGTAAACGTAGGATGAGTAATAGGAAACGTATTGAAGACTTTCAAAAGTTTTTGTATTCCATCTTGCAGACACAAGATAAATATAAACAGTATCAAGCACCACTGATGGTGTTTGTTCAAAATAATAATTCAGAGATCTTACGAAAAATCAGTGAAAAAGTTCTCATCTTTCATAGTAGAAGCAAGAACCACGAAGGCATCCCAGGAAGCAAGGCGTCTGGGATTGGTCGGGGACGGTCACGGAGATTGGTACGATAGAACTGGTGTACTGAAAGCAAAAACAGTACGTGGAGAACTTGAAATGTTCTCTAATCGTGCTGGGAAAGAAGATGAATTAGGAACTCCTGGATCTTCTGCTGCTGCGGTTGTTGCTCGTAAAGGTAGTAGTCGTGATGATGCTCCTAACAAAACAGGTTCTGCAACTGGATCTTCTGCTGCCGATTCCAATCCTAATTCTACTAATGGTCAGGCTAAAGCAGCACTTCAGCAAGTCAGTAGAGATCAACCTCTGACTATTGCTTTTGATAAATTTGACAATGACGAAACTACTCTAAACATTCTTCAAGCAGTTGAAGAAGTTTCTGGTGGTGACTACTATTACATTTTCCCTAGTAGGGATACAAACATTCAAGAACTAAAAGATGCATATCCTGAGATTGGCGATGCCTTCGTTGACGACACCAATGCAGAGACCATCTACGATGTCCTCTCCTCCCTCTATGAAAACGGTTTTGACGCAGTTAGTATCGTTGTACGACAATCAAGAGCAAAAGAAATCTCAGAACTAGCACTCAAAGCAAACGGTCAACTTTATAATTTTGTAATGTTGAACGTTATTCCTGTGGATGAGCGTAGTATTCGTGAGCAATATATTGCCGGTGATATTTTCAAAAATGGATCGATGATTGAATCTAACGGAAAGACTGGTCAAGTATTTCGGCGCGGAGCAAACCATCTTATTTGTATGACTGAGGACAAGCAAGTTTTTAGAGCATGGATTTCTGAGGCAAAAGAAGTAGATAAATTTTTTCTCGCAATGGATTTTTGATAAATAAAACTACGGTACAGTTCGTTTGTAAGATGAGTAATCCTTGGGCACAGTCGTTTGATGACCTGCGTAGTCCTTATCTCGATGAGAAGAAGGCACAAAAAGATTATGATGGAGACGGCAATGTAGAGAGCAGTTCAAAGGAGCATGCTGGTGCTGTTCATAATGCTATCCAACGTGCCAAAGGTGGCAAAGCGGATGGTAAAGATACTCGTAAAGAAGCATTCAGCATGGCTGCTGACCCTGAGAAACGGGCACTACCTCGTCCTACTAGTAAGGCAGAAAATAAGAAAGGTGTTAGTGCCAAGTCTCGCACTATGAAAGCAGTGGGTACTCAGCGCCGCCAAGATAAGGAAGTTGGTATTTCTGGTAAGAAAAACCCAAGGGCTTACAGAGAAGAGACTGAAGTGGTTGATGAGGGCAAGAAACAACTGCCTATGGTAAAGATGTTCCGTAAGGCAGGTAATCTTGGACGTGATGGAAGTCCAGAGGCAATGGAACGTTCCAAGAAAATCACTGGTGTGATGAACAAAAACGCTGAACGGCGTGCTGCTCATCGTGAAAAAGATGATGCTGCCAAGGCAGCAAAGAAGATGAAGAAAGAAGAAACTGCCATTGAAGAAGGCAGCATGAAGCAGGCACGTAAGAACGTTGGTGCTTCTACATGTTGGGATGGTTATAAGGCAAAGGGTACTAAGAAGAAAGGCAGTAAGGTCGTTCCTAACTGTGTCAAAGAACACTCTTCCTGGCGGGAGGAGATGGGTGAGGGTTTTTTTTCCGAGGCCGCTAAGACTGAAAAATTAGACATTCAGACTAGCGGCGTCAAGAACAAGATCGAGATCAACCCTACATTGAAGAGTGAGGGTGTCGATACCCGAAGAGCACCAGCAGAACTAGTTTCTAGACTGAGTGCCAAACGTGAAGGTCACATGGCAAAAGATGGTCCTAACAAACCAGCATCTGATGCCAAAGCACGGGTCATGGCGAAGACAAAGAAGAAGCGGGAGCAAGCAAAAGAAAATATCATGAAGGGTCCCGTGCTTCCTGGTGAAGCACGTAAGGTATTCCCTAAAGGTTCTGCACCCAAAGCGACTGGTGCTAAATTGCCTTTGGTAAACTCCCATAACCCTTTGTTAGATAGTGTAGAAGATCAAGCACTTGAGTTGATTGAAAAGAAAAAGGGTCTCTGGGCAAACATTCATGCCAAGCGTAAGCGTGGTGAATCACCTGCTAAGAAAGGCGACAAAGACTATCCAAAGACTTTGAATGTTGAAGGTGTGAGTGTTGTTTCTGAACTTACTCGTTACGCTAAAGAGAAAGGTACAGATTCTCAGACTGGTAAAGAGTCTAAGAGTGGTGGAACTATCAAACCCGGATCTGCTATGTCCAAGGTTCGTAAGAGTCTTGCTGGCCAGGGTCTAATGTCCTCTCGTGGCAAAGCAATTCAACCGCAAGGCAAGAAGAAGGAGAAAGGTGCTAAAGGTTATCAAGGTGTAACCCCTGTTGATAAGATCAAGGGTAAACTTGCTAATAAAAGAGCACCAAAACCTAACCCATATAAAGCACGTGCTGGGGAGTCTGATTGATGGGTCAACAAGATAGGGCAGAATATATGGCACAACGGTTGGTAAACCAGGCAATGGGTGCTGCTGTAAAATATGATGCTGCTAAAAAAGCATCAAAAGATGTGAAAACAACAGATGGTAGTGTCAAAATCCGTGTAACGGAAAAATTCAAAACCCAATATGGTAAGAAAGATAAGATGGCTCAGTCTTCTGAAAGGAAGACATTGGGTCGTCGCTCTTCTACCAAAGATGGATCTAAACCTACTGGTTATGAATCTCCAAAAGAGTTTCGTGACAAGTCTATGCCTTTGAGAAAGTTCCGTGATCGTTTCCAGTCGGAAGCACTTCGGTCTAGCATTCTCTCAGACCCTAAGGCAATGAAATCTATTCAGAATAACGATAAGAAAAATAAAGAGCAAGACATGCGTATGAAGCATGGTAAGTCTTGGAAAGATTATCGTAAAGATTCTGGAGAAAAACCTTTACGTAAAGGTGAAGTTCGTCGTTATGATAAGGCGAAAGGAAAATATGTCAGTAACATGGATTGAGAATGATTGCGTCTAGCCCTATATAATATTATAATAGGGTATTATCATGCTATCATTCCTTCTTCCATTAGCAACAAAAGTTATTTCTGATGCTATCAACAAGATCCCCGAAAACGAGGAGCTTGGAGAGAAACTGATTGAAATTTGTTTAGTCATTCTTGGTAAAGCAGTCAAATTGACAAAGACTGACATGGATGATAAACTTTTAGAAACAGTTGCCGCAGCGATCAAAGCTCGCTGAGCATAAATATTTCAACAAAATTACGTACAGAACATGGCACTCTGGGGAGCATCAGACGCAGACGAGTCTAAGCCAAAAAACTTGACCACTGTGGAGAAGAAAGAAGTTTTTGCAAACGCAAGTGGTTGGGTTCGGGAAGCCGGATCTGCTCTGAGTGGTAACAATAATACTGCTGCTGATCCAGAGTTGTTGGTTGCTATTAGTGGGCTGGCAGTTTCTATTGGTGCTGCTGACATCACTGAGATTGAATTTATCACCACTGCATTTGATAAGTCGGACGGTGGTACCTTGCAGGTACGAGTTCGTTTCAATGAAGCAGTTGATGTTACTGGTACACCACAACTCACCGTTGTGAACGATACAAATGCTAACCACACGTTGTCCTATGCCTCAGGCACAGGCACCAACGAACTGGTGTTCTCCCTAACAATCGCTGCTGGCAATGCCGCAACTGATGCTGATGACGTTCTGTCTGTCGGCGCTAATGCTATGGCATTGAACGGCGGTACAGTCAAGGATGCTGGAAAGGCAACCGCTTCTACGATCACCAACGCTGCTTCTATTGGTACAGCAGCAGGAACTATTACTGTAACAGCTTGATGTAAATGAAATTTGATGAACTAAATGATGAAAACTATTTGCTCTTTGCTATAAAACATTATGAAAATCCTCATGCCTCCACCATGGAGGATTTTGAGGAGGATCTGAAAAGATTCAAATATATCAAACGACTACTGAAAAAATATATGGTTCAGGGTGAGTTGAAACATCATCTCATCTTGAATCATTTGATTATATGCTTCAATGTTTTTGGGGAAGGGACAATTCCTCTGTTGTTTTATAAAATTGACAGAGAATATTGGTCAGTTCTGTACACATGTTTACTTTTCCTCAATAGAATTCCTGACTATCCTAAGACTGGTCTAGATAGAATTCCAATTGACAAAGAATGTAACGTAATTCTCAATTCAATCTAATGGAAGAGAAGAAACTCAATTGGATTCTAAATATTATCAGGGAAGATGTTCCTACGAACAGTATTTCTGGTGGTAAAATTGCAGGATCTTCTGAGGCCGGAGATGATCCTCCAATAAAAAATAAGAAGAAGAAAAAAAAATACGCATACCTTGGACCACGTTCACGTAAGGTTTGGATGCCAAATGGATGAATCTAATGGCGTAAATGCTGCAATTTTAGAAAGACTAGAACGTGTAGTAGAATCTTTACAGGATAACTCTGTGAAGATGGGACAACTCCTAGCGGTCCATAATGAGAAATTAGATAAGCAAGATAGAATCGACGCTGTATTGTTTGAGAAGGTAGATAGTTTACATCGTGAGGTAAATCGTAAGGCAGACGAGATAAAGAAGGGATGTGAAAGAGACATCAGACTCGTCGATCAGAGACTTAGGATGATGGAGAAAAAGATGTGGAGTATTGCAGGAGCACTAGCAGTGATTAGTATTATGATTTCTCCACTTGGTCAAAGATTCTTGGGAGTATTGACCCAACAGACGCCTCCTGCTATAATCAAACAATCCTCCTAACTTGCCATGATACACATCGATACCAAGTATATTAGTTTGGTATCTGCAAGACTGGGGAAGTTCAAAACCACTAAGAAAAACTTATATACCTTCAGGTGTCCTTACTGTGGCGATTCGCAGAAGAACAAGAACAAAACCCGAGGGTATCTTTATTCAATAAAGACTAGTTTCAACTTCAAGTGCCACAACTGTGGCATGTCTAAGTCCTTCACTAATTTTTTGAAGGACATGGACTCTCAGTTGTATGATCAGTACGTCTTTGAGAGGTACAAGTCAGGTCTGAGTGGAAAGGGAACGACTGTTCCTGACAAGGTATTCACGTTCAAGAAACCTGTCTTTGCTAAGAAACTAAATCTTCCTAAAGCGGTTGAAAATGATCGTGCGGCAGAGTATTTGAAGTCTAGAGATTTAGATCCTAATGACTTCTATTACGCTAAAGAGTTCAAGCATTTTTGCAATACTCTCAAACCCTCATACAATGATATCCAGAAGGATCATAGTCGTGTAGTCATACCAATGTATGATGAAAACAAGAAATTGATTGGGTTGCAGGGTAGAGCATTGGATAAGTTTATAGAACCTAAATATCTCACCTTGATGCTTGACGAAGAACACCCAAAAGTTTATGGGTTGGATAAAATTGATAAAGGGAAACCGGTTTACGTAACCGAAGGACCTTTCGATTCTCACTTTGTTGACAATGCCATTGCCATGTGTGGCAGTGATATTACTATTGATAATGTAGATAGTAATTACATCTACGTATACGATAATGAACCTAGGAATAGGGAAATCGTATCTAAAATATCTAATGCCATCGAACACAAACACAAGGTAGTTATCTTTCCTTCTGAAATACGACAGAAAGATATCAACGACATGCATCTAGCTGGACTGGACATCCAATCTCTGTTAGAATGTAACACATATCATGGTTTAGAAGCAAAACTAAAATTACAAACTTGGAAAAGAGTATGAGTAACGGCACCAAAGTTGTCAAGCGTAATGGTTCTATTGAACTTCTTGATCTAGATAAAATGCATGTCATGGTAGAGAAGGCATGTGATGGATTGTCGAATGTTTCTGCCAGTCAGGTAGAGATCCAATCTGGTATCCAATTTTTTGATGGCATCAGTACAGCAGAAATCCAAGAGATTCTTATTAGGTCTGCGAGTGACCTGATTGATCTTGATCACCCTAACTATCAATTTGTTGCTGCCCGTTTGCTTCTGTTCTCTGTCCGTAAGCAACTATATGGTTTGCTTGAGGACATCCCCCCACTAGAAGAACATATTCTTGATTGTATTGGGCGTGGTGTTTATGATACTACGGTTATCGACAAGTATACTCATGAAGAACTTGTTACTCTCAACGGATATCTTGATCACGAACGTGACTATTTGTTTACGTTTGCCGGTCTTCGTCAGGTAGTTGATAAGTATCTGGTACAGGACCGTAGTAATGGGAAAGTCTTTGAGACTCCCCAGCAAATGTATATGATGATTTCAGCAACGTTGTTTGCTAACTATAATAAGGATACTCGACTGTCATATGTCAAACGATACTACGACGCAATCTCCAAACACCGAATCAACATTCCAACCCCCGTCATGGCAGGAGTGCGAACACCACTTCGACAATTTGCTTCTTGTGTTCTTGTTGATATCGATGACACCCTCGATAGTATCTTTAGTTCTGATATGGCAATTGGCAAATACGTTGCACAAAGGGCGGGAATCGGTATCAACGCGGGTGCAATCCGTGGCATCAACGCTAAAATCCGAGGCGGAGAGGTTCAACACACAGGTGTTATTCCCTTCCTCAAAAAGTTTGAGTCAACTGTACGATGCTGCACACAAAACGGTGTCCGAGGTGGGTCAGCGACTGTCCACTTTCCAATCTGGCATCAAGAGATAGAGGACATTATTGTCCTAAAGAATAATAAAGGAACCGAAGACAACCGGGTAAGAAAACTTGACTACAGTATCCAATTCAGCAAACTCTTCTACGAACGTTTCATCAAAAACGAAACGATTTCCTTGTTCAGTCCGCATGATGTGCCTGGGCTCTTTGACGCTTTCGGTACTGATTCTTTTGACAGTCTTTATTGCCAGTACGAACAAGACGAGTCCATCCCCCGCACCACCATCAGTGCACAGGGACTCATCCTCTCAATCCTAAAGGAAAGAGCAGAGACAGGTCGTATTTACATCATGAATATCGACCACTGTAACAGTCACTCCTCGTTCACTGACAAAGTGTCGATGAGCAACCTGTGTCAAGAGATCACTCTGCCTACAGATCCTATCGATCATATCGATGGAGAAGGTGAAATTGCCTTGTGCATCCTATCTGCTATCAACGTGGGTAAGGTCCGGTCTGACGATGAACTAGAAGACTTATGTGACTTGATTGTCCGTGGTCTAGATGAAATTATTGATTACCAGGAGTATCCTGTCAGAGCAGCAGAAATTAGTACAAAAGCACGTCGCTCACTTGGTGTTGGATTCATTGGTCTGGCACACTATCTTGCCAAACTTGGGTTCAATTATGACAGTCAAGAGGCATGGGATGCAGTTCATTCTTTGACAGAATCGTTCCAGTATTACCTACTCAAAGCGTCAAACCAATTGGCATCAGAGAAGGGTGCTTGTGAGTATTTCTCTAGAACTAAATATGCTCAGGGACTCCTACCTATCGATCATTATAAAAAAGATGTTGACGAAATTTCTTGCTTAGATTTGCAGCATGATTGGAATAGTCTTAGGGTATCTATCGCCGAACACGGATTACGGAACTCAACACTGTCCGCACAAATGCCTTCGGAGAGCAGTTCCGTTGTGTCAAATGCCACCAACGGAATCGAACCACCCCGAGATTATTTGTCAATCAAAAAGAGCAAGAAAGGACCCCTAAAGCAGGTGGTTCCTCAGTATCAACGCCTGAAGAATCAGTATACTCTCCTCTGGGAGATGAAAAGTAACCGAGGTTACATCAATGTGGTTTCTGTTATGCAGAAATTCTTTGATCAAGCAATCTCTGGTAACTGGTCGTACAATCCCATTGACTATGACAACAACGAAGTCCCGGTGTCTGTCATGGCGAATGATCTCCTAACCACATACAAATATGGTTGGAAGACTTCTTATTATCAAAATACAAATGACCTCAAGTCGGACGAGATGGAAGAACCGGCAGTAGATCTTGCAAGTTTAGTTGCTGAGATCCAAACTGAAGACGAAGAAACCTGTGAATCCTGTGCAATTTAGAAAAACTTCCACCGACAAAATTATGTCTGTCAAAGGCATGACTGTGTTCAACGATACTCACGTGGACACTAAGACTCAACCAATGTTTTTTGGAGCACCTTTGGGTGTTCAACGATACGACTCCTATAAGTATCCGGTCTTTGAAAAACTGACCAATCAGATGCTTGGATACTTCTGGCGTCCTGAAGAAGTGTCTCTTCAGAAGGACCGTGGAGACTATAAGACTCTGCGTCCTGAGCAGAAGCACATCTTTACATCTAACCTGAAGTATCAGATCCTTCTGGACTCTGTACAGGGTCGTGGTCCTGGTATGGCATTCTCTCCATACTGTGCTCTTCCTGAGTTGGAAGGTGCCATGAATGTGTGGCAGTTCATGGAGATGATCCACTCACGTTCTTACACTTACATCATCAAGAACGTCTATCCAGATCCTGCTGAGGTCTTCGATACTATCCTGGATGATGAACGTATCCTGGCACGTGCTAAGAGTGTCACCAAAGCGTATGATGACTTCCTGGAAGTAGCAAATGAGTGGGGCAGTGGCAACATGTGGACAGCAGACTATGCTGATTCACCTACTGCTATGTACACTCGTAAGGAACTGAAGCGTCGTTTATATCTGGCAATACAGAACGTCAATATCCTTGAGGGTATTCGTTTCTATGTGTCTTTTGCTTGTTCATTTGCTTTTGGTGAACTGAAACTGATGGAAGGATCTGCCAAGATCATTTCTCTTATTGCACGAGATGAGAACCAGCACACTGTGCTGACTCAACAGATCATCAAAGCATGGCAGAAGGGTGATGACCCTGAGATGGTAGACATCATCAAAGAAGAAGAGCAAACTGTCATTGATATGTTTTCTAATGCAGTGGCAGAAGAGAAGGAGTGGGCACAGTATCTGTTCAAGGATGGCAGCATGATTGGTCTCAACGACAAACTTCTTGTCAAGTATGTGGAGTGGATCGCTAACAAGCGTATGCGAGCGATTGGTTTGACCCCTCTATATGACGCTCCAGTGCACAACAACCCACTTCCCTGGACCGAACACTGGATTTCTTCTAAAGGTCTTCAGGTTGCCCCACAGGAGACGGAGGTGGAGTCCTATGTCGTGGGTGGTATCAAGCAGGATGTTGAGAAGGATTCCTTTAGTGGGTTCCAACTGTGAAAAGTTGGGACAGGAGCAGTTGGAGAAAAGATTACGAACAGTATACAACTGATCCCGACGACATTCGTAGATTGCGGGAGGGTGCCAATAGTTTGGCACAGTCTTGGCATCTTCAAGCGATGTTTCACAAGTGGAAGAAGATCAAAGGTATCGAATGACTGTTATAGATAGTGTAAGTGAAAGATTGTATGATGAAGGTTCAGTCTGCTAAGGCAAAAGGTAGGAGACTACAGCAGTGGGTAAGAGACATGCTCATTGAAATGTTGGAAGTTCATCCTGAAGATGTTGAATCTAGATCTATGGGTGCAGGTGGTGAGGATATCATCATGGCACGTGCAGCTAGACAAAAGTTCCCCTTTAGTGTAGAATGCAAGAACACAGAGAAACTAAACGTCTGGGATGCGTACGACCAGGCATGTGCCAACTCTGGTGATTACGAACCAATTCTCTTTATAAAAAAGAATGGCAGACGACCTCTCGTTGTACTCGATGCGGAAAACTTTATTGGATCCCAGCGACATGAATGATTGGAGGTATTCTGAAGAACGTATGTTACTTCGTGCTGAAGTATTTCGTGCGTTATCTCATCACCTAAATGATCATTGCAGACTAGTCTATGAGTTCTGTCATGATTGGGTAAGTCAAGGTAACAAAACAACTATTGGAGTTGAGCAAAAATTCCAAGACTTCATTCGTAATCGTGCCGAAATTTTGTACACACTAACTCCCATTGAGGAACATGCAGAAAATTCTTAGCATCATGTCCATTTTTTCATTCGTAACTAGCGTCAGTGTAGTTGGCACTGCTGGTTATTTGTATGTAAATCAAGACAAAATCAAAGAAAACATCAAAGAACAGGTCACCAAAGGGGTTCAGGATGCTGTTGTAGGCCAATTCAACAAACCTGAGCTACCAAAAGCTACTGGTGAAGTCATTCCATCCATGCCTAAGGTCACTGGAGGAGCTCTTCCACTCTAAATATGTCCAGATACATACTAGCGTATGACGGACAAAGTATCATCTTCTCCTCTACCTAAAGAAGATCCTAAGAAGAAAGGTATTCTGGGAAAGATAAAGGCAGCAGCAGACGACAAAGAAGAACAACTTGACATTCTGTCTACCTTTGTTCGACTCGGCATTCTTATTTGGAGTGGTGGAATCCTGACGTTAGCCTATATTCAGTTGCCACCTGTACTTGGTATTCCTGAGCAGAAGCTAGATCCAACTTTTATCGCCAGTGTTTTTACTGGGGTCTTAGCTACGTTCGGTGTTCAGGCAGCAAAGAAAGGTGGTAATGGTAACGGTGCCGCAAATGGTGGTGGTATTACCAAAGAACAGATGGAAAGATTGATTGAGAAAGCAACACAAACTGCACCTGCACAAATCATTCGTGTTGAACAAGCACCATTGACTATCACAACTACTGCCTCTGGAGAACCACCAGTGGTACCTCCTACAAAGTCATGATTTTTTCTGATGTCTTACTGTGGGTATCCATTCCATTTGTTCTCTCCACTATATTTTTTGGACTCTATAGGGGAGAACATTTTTATTATGAAAGTAAAGACTATGATGGTAATGGAACAGCACACTAAGAAAGAAGTGCAAGAAATGATTGATGCTGCCATGGCAAAGCATAATCGTAATGCTTCTGCTATTAGTATTGTACTTGGTTCAATAGCTCTTATTGGTTATGCTGATGGGATGCTTCGCATTATCGAGAAACTAAAATGAAAGTTGGAATGATTGGTCTAGGGCGTAGAGGTGAGGGAATGTCTCGCCGTATGCTCAAAGCAGACATTGAAGTTTGGGGGTATAGTAAAGACTATGAAAAATCCTCTGAGCAATATGATACTGGATATGTGAGTGGTGTTACTACTTCATTAGAAATTTTGGTTGATAGAGTGAAGAGTGATACTAATCAGCATGTACGTGTAGGAAAACTTCCTGGTATATTTCAACTGGCAATTCCGGAAGAGAAGGTAGACGACACACTTGATGAGTTGCTGCCATTACTTGAGGAGGGTGATATCATTATTGATTACAGTAGTGATGATGTAGAGAAATGCATCGAACTAGAAAAATATTGTTCTAAGTTAGGTGTCTCTTATCTTTTTGGTGGAGTGTATGGTGCAACTTATGCTGTTGCTACTTGCTCCAAAATTTTTGAATCGTTATCTCGATGATGTGTACTGAAACCCAAGCATATAAATTTGCACTCTCATCGTTTGCTAGAATGTATGGAGTTAGGAATACTCAATCAAATGAAAGTATCCATAAATTCTGTCGTTATTGGGCAAAGTCTGGGAAACCTGCGCCTACAGGCAATCTTACGAAAGTTGATTTCTACTTTAGAGATCATTGGGAAATCTGGGGAGGACACCTATGACCCACATCGCACTCAAGGCAGCACACATTGCTGCTGCCACACTCAATAATCCTTTTGGAATTGGAACACTAAGTCTTGCATTAGTTTTTGTGCCTATTATTGGTATGCATTACGTTCACAAATATGGGTGGCAACACTGGGCACCTTTTGATAATGAATCTCGTACTTAGACCTCTTGATAATCCAGATGATCCTGTATGGTCAGTGATCATTATGGTAATACTTGCTCTTGCTATGGCACTTTATAGTATTCTATACGTATTAGGAACAGATGGTAGAGAAGAACGTTCAAACCAAGAACCCCCCAAGCAGGAAGACCCTATGGTGTAGGAGTGCTGTTTGTGGATCTATTGGTTTTATCCCAGACTCTGAATATAGAGGCGACAAATGTGAACTAACTTGCAATATTGAACATGGACCCCATTGATATTAGAATGAATCCTATTAGGGTTCGTAAGTTAGATATACCTGACGTAAATACAATATTTGAGAGAAACTTACGTGCACCAGAAGTTCTGTCAGTAGAACCACCTGTAAGTGTAATGATTGGTAGTCCAGTTGTAAACTTACCTGGTTGTGTAGAAGCACATATTGATGATGACAACCAACAGAACTTACCTGATGATGATCCTAGGGGTGTAAGAATATTTTGTGATGCAGGCACTCCATCTTTTGATCCTATAGATTATAATGCGGAAGACTTAGATTTTGAGACTAACCAAAAAATTCCTCCTGTTCAAGCACCAGAACCACCAACGACTCCTGAAACTAACGCACCAAAGATTCCTAAGTGCCCTACAGAAGCACAAGAGTTGAAAGAACCTGTAGGTACTTTGGTTGATGGCGGCACTAAAAAAATTACTGAGTATAGGTTGGTCGGACAGGAGTGCATACCTGTCAAAGTTGGTTTAGATATTCCAGATCAAATAGTCAAAGCAATACCTACCGCAGGATCAATTACTACTACTGCTTCCATTGCTATAGTTGCTACTACGTCAGCATTGTTAGCAAAACCTTTGGCAGACTTGGTATTGAAGGTAGTCAAACCAACAGTCAAGAAAGTTATCAAAAAAATTGCTGCTATAAGAAAGAAGAAAGTTATCGTTGAGTCTCTACAGGACCGCCGAGATCAGCAGCGGATCCGCTCACACGCGATTCGGAAACTGAAGGGGAAGGAATAGAGTGACGGTGTGGTGAGATATAGTTTTTATTCATGACTACAACGTCAGAACATATTTTAGCATATTCACTTTTGGGGTGGAAAAAGATTCCAGATTTTATCAGTTCCCCACAATTTTTCAATCTTGCAATTTCAAAGTCTAATCTTTTATTAGCAATATGCTGTGCTTGTAATTCTATTTGGGTTTCTGCTGCTTTCTTACATTGATCTTGTAGTTGTCTGTCCATTGGTCTAGACCAAGTGGCACTGAAACCAAGGGATATATTACTATTATTTTTCTGTCCTGTTCTCGTCGGAACGTAATATAAAATCGAGCCCGGGTTATCAGGAGCACCATCATCGTCGAGATCTCGCATGTCATACACGGGATCATCAAATGTTGATTCGTATGGGTGTGTTTGGGATAGTGATCCCGTAACGAATGGGGTTATATTCATAGTGGGACCTTGACACTGGATTCCCCCACCATAAGTATTAGTTATGTATGGACCTTGAAGGACCTGGATCGCCTGATTAGTCACCGAGCCTGAACTATTAGCAATCGGATTTGCAGTAGCACTTACCCCACCAACATCTGTGTTGGCGAGGGCAGGTGTTATATTACCTAAACCAAGAACTACTGCGAGAAAATACTTGTAGTATCTGTGACTGAGTTTATGGTTGTGGTTCTTTGTATAATCGTCTGTGTTGCCATGCCTGGACCTGAGTAGTGTTCCGTGAACTGGAACGCTGCTCCTGGAGTTGTCAATGTCCAGTCGGGTTTCTTGTCTAGGTCTAGTCCTGTCCATGTTGATGTCACGCCATTCAAAGTGTTGCTAGGGGTTGAACCAGAATCTGGTGAGATACTGGTTCCATTATGTTGCACATTATTTCCTGTCACGCTATAGGTCCAACCTGTAGCATAATCAATGCTATTGATGGTCTCTGTTACACTAGAAGTTGTTTCTGTGTGGCTCGTCATCGAGCCCTGTGTGAAGTTTGGTACCACAGGAACAGATTTTGCAATCCTTGCAGTCGCAAGGACAGTTGCAATTGCAACCAGAGCAAGTGATAGTTTGTTCATAACTCACTTGACAGTTACCTCAGATACAAATTGACCAGTCGCACTCGTGCCAGCTCCGCCCGCAGTCAAAGTTACAGCACCCGCTGTGGTCAGTGTGCCAGCTAGTGTTCCAGCCACACCACCACTTGAAGTCGTAACTGATCCGAAAGCAGGAAGAGCAGGAACTACTCCAGACGTGACAGTTGTACCTGTGGTATTTACAGAATCACCCATAGTGAAAGATTCTGAAAAACTGTGTGCACTGCCTGCTGTAGTCATAGCATATGTACCGTCCGTCATGGTGGCGGGGGCAGTCAATGCATTATCACCAGTAGCGCCAGTAAGACCGCCGAAGGTGGTTGCAGTAATATTGTTGCCACTTACAGCATACGTAGACCCAATTCTGGTAGCTTGAGATGCCGCAGCATCAACACTCAATTGGGTGGAAGTAGTCATGCGATGAATCAAGTCTGCCTTTGCTGGCAGTGCGATTGTGGAACCCACTATCGCTACTGCAAAAAGCACTCTTTTCATTTTTGATACTCATACATTCTAAGGTTATTTAGTTAGATGCTATATACTGTGGAAGGTTATTATTACAATGCAAATTTTTCTTGACACCGCCGACACTGAAATTATCAATCAACATTTACCAACAGGTATGATTGATGGAGTGACAACTAACCCTACATTGATGGTGAAGAGTGGAAAATGTCCTGATGATGTTTATGAAGAACTTGTATCAATGGGGTTACAAGATATTAGTATGGAAGTTGGTGGTAATGCTCTAGAAATGCTTGAGGAAGGTAGACGACTTGCTAATAAATTTGGTAGGGCAGCAACAATCAAAGTTCCTTGCACACCAGATGGTCTTTGGGTATGTAAGGAACTTGCTAAGGATTTGATTAGGGTCAACGTTACGTTGATATTCTCCGCAGCACAGGCAATCTTGGCTGCCAAATCTAATGCTACATATGTCTCTCCTTTCATTGGCAGACTCGATGACAACTCGGTTGCTGGATTAGAAGTAGTTCGTTCTATTGCAGAAGTTTATCGAGTGAAAAATGTAAGGACTAAGATCCTTGCTGCATCTCTTAGGGATGTTTATAAAGTAACCCGTGCTTTCTACAACGGTGCTGATATTGTTACTATGCCACCTGCGGTATTTGAAAAGATGTACAAGCATGTATTGACTGATGCTGGTCTAGAAATCTTCAATAAAAACTTGGAAGAGATCGCTAATGCAACTCATTCATGATGCAGTATCTTCTGACTTGGTGGCGAAATGTATTAGAGAAATTTACGCTCGTCAGAAATTGGATGTATGGGGTTTTAGTAAATGGAAATGGGGGCAGTCCCTTACTAAGGGAATGCGTAATTATTGTTTATCCACAAGACCATCGGCAGAAGTCATCAATCAGATCAAGGTATCTCTAAACCAATACTTCTGTAGTCCAATTACAAATGTAAATTATCATGTGTGGTTACCTGGTTCAGGTATCAACTGGCATGATGATGGTGGTAATGATGCAGGAGGAACTTTGTATTTGAATACATGGATACCTGAGTTGGGTGGAGTCTTCATGTGGAAAGACAAAGACACTGACGAACTAAAAAGTATTTCTCCTGTAGAGAACATGATGATAGTAAATAATAATCACGAAAGACATGCTGTGTCACCCATAATCGGTGGTGAACAAGCACAAGTAAGAATGTCCGTACAAATTTTCTGTAAGAGCAATGACTAACATTAGTATTCAATGCCTACAATGTGGTGCTGAACTAAATTACGATGGCAAACCTGTATTCTGTGGTTGTCCTAACGCCGCTTCAATCCGTAGAGATGTAATCACTGCTATGGATCTTGATTTGGTTAGGTATATTTCTAAGAAGGAACAAGGTCTGGGGTTTACCCGGCAAGATCTTGAGTTTCAAGAAGAACGCAGACATCGAAAGGTGAGGAAACTAAAATTTGAAGAGCGTTGATTTCTCAGACTCAATACACTACACCAACATCGGCACTGACTGGATCGATACTGGTCTATACCGTAAACTAATACTGCAACACAAGTGGAGTAAGAGAAACTATTCCCAAGGACAATACGTATTTGATATAGCACCTAATAATATAAGATACTTTCAACCTTTGTTTGACATCGTATTCTCTGAGGTTAGGAAGTTATATCCTGCTGCAATAATACCTGACAAGTTTGCATCAAGTTGTTGGGCATATGTATCTAATGAGGAGAGAAGTGTGAGTGTCTTACACAACCACATCTCAGAAAAAATATCGCGGGACTTATCTACGGTATTCTATATGAAGAAACCTAAAGACTCAGGGGATATTCTTTTCCTGATCGATGGTAAAAAACACATACATAGTCCGGTAGAGGGCGAACTTTTAGTTTTCCCCGCTACTTATTATCACTCTCCGTTGCCTTCAAATACTAAGGACTATCGGATCGCGATCAACATCAACGTTATCACTCATAACAAATACAATTGTTTCTTGACAAGTGATGTGTGATCGCATATAATGAACTCGTTACCATACCAACAATGTCTAGAGGCCAGTTTCTCGCCAAGTTCAAAAACGTCACCCACCACCTGGTAGATGCCGTTGAGTCTAAGGTAGATCTAGAGTACGATCACCCTTCACTTTACGATCAACTCATCAGTCACTACAAACAAGAATCAGAGTTTGATTTTTACGGAGACAAAGAGAAGGATTATGATGTGGTTATAGATAAACTTGAATATGATTTGATGAACACTGGAGTTATGCAGTGAAAGAAGAACGCCCTTGGGGTTGGTATGAAACTATTGAAAGTGGTGAAGGATACAAAGTAAAAAAAATTCACGTACATTCAGGGCAACGTTTCTCACTACAGTTCCATAGAAAACGAGAAGAACACTGGGTTATTATTGATGGTACGGGTGTAGTAACACTCGGAGAACATGAATATCAGGCTAACCCTGGTAGTTTTTTTACCGTAAGTATTGAGCAACGGCATCGTGTCGCAGCGGGTAAGGATGGTCTTACTTTTATTGAAGTTCAGAGAGGGCAATGTAGTGAGAGAGATATTGTTAGACTAGAGGACGATTACGGTCGTCACGTACCATCTTTCTTGGAAATGTTGACATGACATATATGGTAACCGGCGGTGCCGGGTTCATCGGGAGTAATTTTTTACACTTTCTTCGTAGGAAAACTGATGAAGAGATTGTTGTTCTTGATAACTTGACATATGCTGCTGACCTAAGGTTTATTCCTAGGGGGCAGCAGTTTCAGTTTGAGTGGTGTGACATTACGAATGAAGAGCATGTTCATTTCTTGTTTGAGAAGTATGCTCCAAGAAAGGTATGGCACTTCGCTGCTGAGAGTCATGTAGATAATAGTATTACCAACTACAGACCATTTTTAGAATCAAACGTTGTTGGTACTATCAATTTACTCAATGCATCCTTGAACATGGGGATTGAAAAGTTCCATCACATCTCTACTGATGAGGTGTATGGATCCCTTGAGTATGATGATGTAGAACTATTCAAAGAAGACACTCCATATAATCCTAGCAATCCATACTCTGCAAGTAAAGCAGCGTCAGATCATTATGTAAAGACTTGGCATAACACATATGATTTACCGTATTTGATTACTAACTGTAGTAATAACTATGGAAGGCATCAGCATGAAGAGAAACTGATCCCTAAAATTATCAAACGTGCTATGAAGGATCAGAACATTTTCATGTATGGTGGTGGTCAACAGATTCGTGACTGGTTGTCTGTGGTAGATCACTGCAAAGCAATCTGGTCTCTAGAAGAATGTGGTATCATCAATGATCAATTCAATATTGGTGGTGGATGTGAGATGAGAAATATTGATGTCACCAAGATGGTGCTTGATGCTATCGATAAACCCTACGGTCTTATTGGCATTTCAGATCAAAGACCCGGACAAGACAAACGATATGCCATAGATTATGGTAAAATAACAAAGACTACTGGGTGGGAACCCGCTATTGAATTTGAACTTGGATTGCGAGCAACTGTATCATGGTACTTAGAAAGATGGGGAATGTGAAATCGTTCAACAGTCCAGTCACTCTTTACGGTCCTGGTTTTGTAGGTGGTAGGTATGCTGAGATGTTTCCTGATACGATAGTACAGGAACGCGATGAATACAAACCACAATCTAAGAAGATCCTTTACATGATCTCTACAGTGGACAATTATAATGTCCATAAAGATGTTGGTTTAGATGTTGACACTAACCTTCGTGTGTTATGTGATGTCCTAGAGAACTGTCGCAAAGAAGACATTGAGTTCAACTTTATCTCTTCTTGGTTTGTCTATGGTAAAGGTGGACCTATCCCTGCGTTTGAGGATTCTTTATGTAATCCTACTGGGTTCTATAGTATCACCAAGAGGTGTGCAGAAGACTTGATCAAGTCTTTCTGTGAGGTGTATAAGATGAAGTATCGTATCCTTCGTTTGTGTAATGTTTTGGGTGATGATCCTAAAGCATCGAAGCAGAAGAATGCAATCATGTGGATGATCAATCAACTCAAAGAGGATAAACCAATCAACCTTTATGATGGTGGTAGTCATCGTCGAGATGTCATGCACGTTGATGATGTGTGTCGTGCTATCAAAACTGTGATTGATGACGGTGACTTGAATGCCACATATAATATTGGGTCAGGTAGACCTACAACAATCGGTGAGATCGTTGAGATCGCTGCTAATTGTACGGGTACTAGATCCCATATAGATAGTATTGAACCACCAAAGTTTCATAAGGATGTCCAGACTCAAGACTTTTATCTAGACACCAGTAAACTACAATCGTTAGGTTTCAAACCTACTATGGACACCCTTGAGATGGTTGAATCGTTATGTCTGTGAAGAGTAAGGTTGAAGATTTTGTTGCTTCGCTAGAGGCAGATGGAGAAGAACTATTCCCCTTCATGGCAAACAAGGGGTGGAAACCTGGTGACAATGTGTATTACTCTGGTCCCTATTGGGATGAGAAGGAACCTGTTGCTGCTATCACCACCATGCTACAGGGTAAGTGGTTGCCTGCTGGTGAGGAAGTCAATAAATTTGAACGTGCATTCTCCAAACAGTTTGGGTTTGACCACTCTGTGATGGTGAACAGTGGATCATCTGCCAACCTGGTGATGATTGCTGCACTCAAAAAGTATTTTGATTGGCATGATGGAGATGAGATTATCGTCTGCACTTGTGGTTTCCCCACCACTATCAATCCCATCATCCAGAACGGACTCAAACCAGTCTTTGTTGATATCAACTACGATGATCTCAACTGGGATCTTGATCAACTAGAGAGTAAGATTACTCCTAGAACAGTGGCGCTTTTTTCGTCTCCTGTTCTGGGAAACCCCTATGACTTCGATAAGTTCATTGAGATTGTCAATAGGAATAACTTGCGGTACGTCGCTGACAACTGTGACTCGCTCGGTTCCAAGTGGCGTGGTGAGTTGCTTACCAAACATGCCGTCGCAGCGTCTTGTTCGTTCTATCCAGCGCACCATATCAGCACGATTGAAGGCGGGATGGTTTCCTCCAACATTGAGCAGATCGTTCAGATCGCCAGGTCCTTTGCCTGGTGGGGGAGAGGTTGTTATTGTGTAGGATCCCAGAATAAATTGCCCAACGGTGTCTGTGGTGCTCGGTTCGATAGATGGTTGGAAGGGTACGATCAAGATGTCGATCATAAGTACGTCTTTGGCGTTCAGGGATACAACCTCAAGCCTGCCGACCTGCAAGGGTCTATTGGGTTGGTACAGTTGACTAAGCAAGACGATATACATCGCATCCGTCGTAGCAACAAAGCTAGACTTCATGAGATCTTCAGTCAAATTCCTGGTGCTCGGGTTATTGAAGAGAAAGAGCATGCAGAGACCAGTTGGTTTGGTGTTCCTATTGTATGTGGAGAATATAAACACCGCCTTGTAAAATATTTAGAAGACAATAAAGTCCAAACAAGAAACTATTTTGCTGGTAATATTCTAATGCATCCTGCATATAGACATATTGAACCTGCAAGTAACTATCCAAATGCATGTAAGGTGTTGGATAATGTATTTTTTGTAGGATGTAGTCCCGTTATTACTGAACCCATGCTAGAATATATAGATGAAGTTGTATGCAATTACTGTAGTAAGTACTATCAATGAAAACAGCATTAGTATTGGGTGCCGGTGGTTTCATCGGCAGTCACATGGTCAAACGTCTCAAGTCTGAAGGATATTGGGTTCGTGGTGTAGACCTCAAGGTTCCTGACTTCTCAGATTCAGCAGCGGATGAATTCATCCAAGGTGATCTGCGAAGATATTCTATTGTCGAACGTGTGATTCAGTACAAAGGTAAACAGGGTAACTTTTATAACTCTGTTCCTTACCAGCACATTGGCACCTTTGATGAGATCTATCAGTTTGCTGCCGACATGGGTGGTGCTGGTTACATCTTCACGGGTGAGCATGATGCAGACATCATGCATAACTCTGCAAGCATCAACTTGAACTTGCTACAGGCAGTCCACAAATTCAATGAGACCTTTGATGGTCGTAATAAAGAGTGGACAGAAGCAAATCGTCCTAAGAAAGATCAACCCACAAAGATCTTTTACAGTTCTTCTGCCTGCATGTATCCAGAACATAACCAACTTGATCCTGATAACCCTGACTGCCGTGAAGAATCCGCATACCCAGCAGCACCAGACTCCGAATACGGATGGGAAAAACTCTTCAGTGAGCGGCTCTATCTTAGTTTCGCAAGGAATCATGGCATCCCTGTTTGTATTGCTAGGTATCACAATATCTTTGGTCCCGAAGGTACCTGGTACGGTGGAAAAGAGAAAGCTCCCGCTGCCATCTGTCGAAAGGTTGCCTATGCTAATCCCGGAGCAAGAATCGAAGTCTGGGGGGATGGATTACAAACTAGGTCTTTCCTATACATCGATGAATGCATCGAAGCAACTCGACGTTTGATGCAGTCAGACTTCCAGGGACCTGTCAACATTGGTTCTGAAGAGATGGTAACTATCAACCAACTGGTAGATACTGCTGCCAAGGTTGCCAACAAAGAAATTGGTAAGAAGCACGTAGACGTTCCTCATACTGGTGTACGTGGTCGCAACTCTAACAATGATCTCATCCGAGAAAAACTTGGATGGGATTATAATCAAACTCTAGAGGAAGGTATGAGGAAAACATATAACTGGATCATGCTTCAAATTGCCACGGATTTTACTAACGACAAATGAACACAACTTATAACTATGAACGGGATGCTCTGAAGAATCCTTTCACTGGGCATACTAAAGTTTTTGAAAATTTCTCTCAGGCATACCAGGATTTATTTGTCCTGACTATGCTGAAAGGAAAGAAGAATGGTAAGTATGTGGAGGTGGGTGCTAACCATCCCCAATCTTTGAGCAATACTTTTCTACTTGAGACAGTATTTGGTTGGCGTGGTTTCTCTGTAGAAATTGAGCGTTCAATGTGTGAGGTTTTCAACGGAGACCTGGCACGGCAGAACCATTGTTATGAAGCAGATGCAACTACGTTTGATTACTCCGAGGCAATTGCTAAAGAGAAGTGGCAGGGTCGTGTTGATTACTTCTCTGTTGACTGTGAACCTCCTGAGGTGACGTTCAAGGCACTCAAAGCATTCCCCCATGATAAATTCCGTGCCAGCGTCATCACCTTTGAACATGACTCTTACAAGGACGGTGACACCATTCGTGATCATTCACGTCAGTTCTTAGAGGATCTTGGTTACCAACTGGTATGTGCCAGTGTTTGTAATGGTGACAATGCTTATGAAGATTGGTGGGTTGATCCTACTGTTGTAAAGGAGTCAGTTTGGAAACCTTTTGAGTGTGTTGATAAAGAAGCACGAACTATTTTGTTATGAAACTATCTCATTGGTATGGTCGTTTAGGTAACAACATTCAGCAAGTTGCTAATGGGTTGATGAGTGCTCAGGCATACAAAACGACTTTTGAAAATACCCTTGATCATAGTATTATTGAAAAATTTTCCTGTAGTTTTGGAGATAACATAGTCGATGCCGAAGGAAAGTTTTTCTATTGGGATGGTCCGTTCAAAGAAGTTCCGGTTGATAAGAATGTCTGCTATACGCAGATGCGTTCGTTTTGTAAGGAGTTTGTTCGCCCCAAACTACGACTACCCAGAGTGGATGTTGATTCTGATACTCTTGTTATTCATATTAGGAGTGGAGATGTTTTTGACCAAAGGGTTACTAACCCTAATCAATATGTTCCTAATCCTTTTTGTTTTTATTCTGCATTGTTGGAGCAGTTTGACAAGTGTATCGTAGTTACTGAAGATATAAAATATAATCCTATCCTCAAAGAGTTGGCATGGTACCCTAAGGTTACTATCCAATCTACAAGTGTAGAAGAAGACTTTGCTACGTTGTTGAATGCAAAACATCTTGCTACCTCTGGTGTAGGAACGTTTGGAATGGCAGCAGCGTTATGCAGTGACACTGTAGAGAACATATATTGTACTAATCTACATATAATGGAGCATCTAAACTATCAGATGCTGTATAATACTGACATTACCATCCACATGATGGTTCTGGATAACTACATCAAAACTGGAGAATGGACTAACAGTGATCAGCAAAGAGAATTCCTCTTTTCTTACAAGGCATAGACTTAGTGATGGGATAGTGACGCAGATTGAAAGTCTGTGTAAAAAACTTCCTTATTATTATTTTGAAGACTGTGCCTACGGAAATGATCATCACCCTCTAAGGACGGTGATGAACCCTTATTTTAGTTCTACTTTGTTGGGTGTAGATGGAAGCATTTCACCATTCTTTCGCGAGTTCCCTTGGAACGCTATCGGTCGAGAGATTGGTATGCCTAACAACCCAATGATGAGGTCTCATATGACCTTACAATATCCACGATCAGAGTCGTTTGGTATTCCCCACAACTCACATATAGATGATGACCGTCCACACATTGTAGGGTTGTATTATCCTAATGATGCTGACGGAGATACTTTCTTTTTTGATGGAGACCAAAATGTCATACATAGAGAACCTCCGGAGCGGGGTAAGATGGTTACTTTTGACGGAAAGCAATATCATTCCAGTTCTTCTCCAATTACTGGTGTTAGATTTACTTTGAATATCAATTATTGTCCATGAAAATCTTCGACGTATTCACTTTTTACAATGAATTAGATCTACTAGAACTGAGGATGAACATCCTCGGAGACTCAGTAGATTATTTTGTTATCAATGAGGCAAACATTACCTTTACAGGTAAACCCAAACCACTTTACTTTCAAGAGAACCGTAAGCGGTTCAAGAAGTGGGAGGATAAAATTATCCACCAGGTTACAATTGATGACAACAAAACTTTTGAGGCATACTATTCTGACATTCCCTACCACAGGAGCATGTTGGAAGAGAACATCTATCAACTGCCACTACCATATCAACGTGCATGCTTCCATAAGGACAGTGCAATCTATGGTCTGTTAGGTAAGGCAGAGGACGACGACCTCATCCTTACGAGTGATGCTGATGAGATCGCGAACCCTGAAGCATTGAAGTGTCTAGATGAGTGGTTTGATCCTAACCATCACTATGTTTTGACAGGTCCTCTGTTCTATTACTACCTCAATGTAAAGTGTGAAGAGCAGTGGATGGGCACACGAGTGTGTGACTTCAAGACACTGAAGAGTATGAGTGTTGACAAACTCCGTCAGTCACATCAGGATGCATACAAACTTGCCGATGCATCATGGCATTGGAGTTTCTTTGGTGATGCTGACACTGTGCGTCAGAAGATGGATGCCTATGAGCATCAAGAAAACAATTTGGAAGAGTATCGTTCCAGTATGGAGGATAGGATCGAGCAGAACCTAGACCCATATGGTAGAACATATCTTTATCAACCAACTGTTGTAGAAATTGATGATACTTTCCCTAAGTACGTCCGGTCTCAGAAGAATCGTAAACTCAAAAAGTTTGTAAAAACATTATGAAATTACTCCATGGACCTGGGGTATCAAATCATTGTGACTATACCTTTGGAGACCAGGCAGGGGTTATAGGTCAGGTGTATGATTCTTTTATGAAAGTTGCTAGTAGAAAGAACAAAGAGTTTCTTGACCTAGTATCTAAGACGGATAAAGAAGTCATGACTCTCTTCATTGATAACATTAGAT